ACATGATACCTTGCTCTCTATTAGAGAACATTTTTCTTTTCTTCCACTGCTCGTGCATTAACCCATGCCTCCGAATAGTTGAAGAAGACTAGCTAATCCAGCTAACTGATTAGATTGTCCAGCAGGTTGTGTAGAAACACCTGTTTGATCTACGCCTGGTAAATTAATATTTCCTCCGCCAAGAAGATCCATAATACCTTGCATAGGATCGTAGGTATTGGCAATAGGATTAAATGTAGTAGTAGATCTAGTGGTAGGTAACAGTCCTAACATGCTTTGTAAATTTTTCAAACGTTGCGTAGGTTCTGCCGATAATCTATTAGCCGCATCAAACTGTGCTCCATACATTTGATTTTGTATGCCTCTGCCTGTTCTGCCTAATCCTTCAAAAGCGTTAATTTGTTTTAGTAAATTACTTTGACCAGTTGTTCCTAGATTAGCAAAACCTGTTCCTAGCCCAGCAATACCTGTTCCTAAGTTACCGTATTGACCAGCTACGTTAGAAAGTCCTGAACCAAATTGTCCAAGTTGTCCGCCTAGTTGTCCTAGTCCTGAACCAAACGATCCAAGCTGTCCGCCTAGTTGTCCTAGTCCTTGACCTGCTGTCATTGCAGCACTTCTTGCACCTTCAAAACCTCTTGAACGTATGCCACCAATCGCTTCCGCTGCGCCTCGACCAAATGCTCTTTCCCTTTCTTGTTCCATTAACCTGCCACGAGAGCCGCCAAATGCGCCTCTACTTACAGCTTGTGATCTGTCTGCAACACCTTGTTTAGCACTTCGTTCTTGTAAGTCTGACAGTGTCTGCTGGACAACATCTTGTTCATAAGGATTGTAAAAAGAACTAGCGGCTCCTGGTCTATAATAATCAGAAGCTTGTCCAGTTAACTGTGTGCCTAGTCCATATAGTCCTGTGCCTTGTCCTACTAATCCTGTTCCTTGTCCATACATGTCTTGTGCTCCAGCCAGAGCTCCTTGTCCTTGACGTGCAACGCCTAACCCTTCTTGCATCATTTGTCCGCCTTGTTGTATGTATGGGGTAAACCCACCAAGGCCACCAGCTAATTGTCTGGCTTGCATTTCAAACGGATCCAATCCTGCGTATTGTTGTACAGCTACAGGTGTTGGTGTTCTAGCTAAACCAAACGCGGATTCTAAAAATCCACGGCGCATGGCCTGAGCAGATGGCTCTTCATACGTAGCAGTAGTTGAAGGACCTTGACCTCTTGCTGTACCTGTAAAATAACTTTGATTAACTGCCATTAGCTCATCCTCTCTGCTTGTTTCATTAGACTGTATAAGTTTTTAGCGCCTATATTATCAGTAGCTTTTCTTGTCATAACAAACTCACCTGGTTCTAGTCTTGCTAATGTTATGTCTCCAGGTCCTTCGTTCATAGATGCTAAACCACCCTGTTTCATTTCAGGTGGTGGTGCATTAGCGTAACCTACACCTGGCATTAGTGCAGGTTGTAAGTTAAAAATTCTGTAGTCAGGCATACTGCCTAATCCTTGATCACCATAAGCTTCTTGTCCAATTGGTACTTTTATATCGTCTTTTCTTTGTTCTTTCAGCTGGTTATACAAAAGCAATTGTCCTATAGGTGAGTTAGCAAAGTCTGTAATGCCTCCGCCTACTGAACTCATAATTCCTTGAGCTTTGTTTTTGCCTTTTTTACCGCCAACAAGACCTAGAATAGTATCTAGTAAAGTACTGGATGTGTCCGCATTTGCTATTAGATCTTGTGTAGAGTCCATAAACAAATCGGGATAAAGTTCTTTTACAGTATCGTCATAGTTTGTATTCTCATTAAATAAATTATCATAAACATCGCTAAAATCTACGCCAGGTTTGTAGTCAAAGTCTAAATTAGCTATGCCATCATCATCGCTACCAAACAAATAACTGTAATCATCGTCGCCAAACAAACTTGAAACATCAAAGTCCAAAGAAGTTATACCAGAGTTGCTAGGATCATAATCAAAATTTAAATTAACTGCACCATCACCAGAATCGTCAAACAGGTAGCTGTAATCTGTTGTATCGTCGTCTTTAAAAAGATCGTCTAAAAAATCAAAATTGTATGACATAACATTACCTATATTATCGTTTTTTCTATTCGTTGTCTTGTTTGTTAGAAGCCCCAAAGTAAAAAGATATGATAGCACTTGCTAAACCACCAAGGTATCCGAGCACTAAGTTAACCAAAGCCTCTGAGTTGGCTTCTGGGGGCATAAGGGTGATAAGAAATATATACCCTAAAAAACCACCTAATGTAGCAATACCTATAATTTTTGCTGTCCAATCTTTACCAAACTTAGTTCTTGCGTCTTGTACATCTGCTGTTTCCAATGCAAATAGATCTATATCTAGCTTTTTCATCTGGACTTCAAAATCAGCTTCTACTTTCTTTAACTGCGCTAGTTGCTCAGGAGTAGCTGTCTCCATGGCCTTTTGTATTTTCTTTGGCTCAGGATCGCATCCTAATACTTCGGAAATCATATTTGCAGCCATACCGCCCATAGGCCCACCTAATGCGGTTCCTATTGTTGGAGCTACTGTACCTACTAACGTTTTTAATAATCCTAGTTTCATTAACACTTCCACCTTCTGCGCGCTTGCCTAATCCTTGAATTAGGGTTGTTTCTAGTTTTAGCAGAGCTCTTTTTGAGCTGGCCCGCAGATCTTGCGCAATAAGATTTACGTCGTTTGGCTGCCTTACTACCTTTCTTTACTTTACCTGTTACCGCAGTTTTTAACTTTGATCCAGGGTTGGCTTTCCTATAGGCTTTTACACCTTTCTTAGTCATGCCAGCGCCAGACTTAGTAGGACGGTAGTTACCGCCTTTACCAGTCGTTTTGCGTATTGGCTTAGCTTTTCTTGCCGCCACGTTTCTTTAATTTCTTAAAGTCCGCACCTGTAATTTTATTACGAGGTTTAGCAACTCTAGCTAGTTTCTTTTGTTTTGAGGATAACTTCTTAGCCATTATTTTTCCTATAGTAATTTAGTTTTTTTCCTGCGATCGTTTGCTACTGCACCACAACCTTTACTTTGCACTGCGGTTGCACTCGGCATAAAAACACCGCCGTCTTTCATTTTTTTAGCTGTTTTTGCTGCATCTGTAAAGTCCTGAGCACTTGGAGCACCTTTAGCTCCTGGTTTTCTCATCTTTTCTCCTGAGCCTGCTGCTATACGTTTCTTTTTTGCATGTATATTTGCATACAATCCTGGTTTAGCCATTATGGTCTCCTTAATGATTTCTTATAGTTTGACACAGTTTGTGTTTTCTTCTTAGTTTTTTTAGCCATTCAACATTTTCTCCCTAAGCCTTACAGCTCGGTCTCCAACCTGGGTTGCCCATTTGCTGTCCATCATTTCATCAGCAGCTGTTTCCCAATCTTCGTTTCTTGCAGCGGCTAAAAACTTTTTAAATTTGCTTAATCTAGGATAACCTAGATTAAAACACATGTTAGCTAGTACGCGCTGTCTTGTATCGTTAAGACCGCGCCACCACTGCATGTTTTTATCCAGTTCTTTGCATACGATGTCTACGTCTGCATTTAAACAATCCTTAACTCTTTCTTCTGATACAGGTGTTCCTAAAGGTTGGTCGTGTTCTTTGTCTCTTTCTGTAATTAAATGGCCTACACCAAATGTAGCGTATCCAAGATGATCATTATAAATCTCATGAATAACACCTTCATCTAACATAAGCTCTTCTAATAATCTAACTCTGTCCATCATATCGTTATTGTTGTAGCTCCACCCGTTGACACTGTTATTTTGCCTAAAGAAGCAACGCCTTCTACCCCGAACTGTTCTCCCTCGTATAGTGTTATCCATTGTTCACCATTCCATAGTTGTAGTTCTTGCGCTGTTAAATTCCATATAATGTCGCCTTGTTGGAATTTGTTTTCATTACGCTGTGTTTCATTAACCGAAAGAGTAGCGTCTAAATCTACCTTATTAAGGCTAAGTTCTAATACTCTAACTAACCTGTTAAATGTATCAGGAGATATTTCGCCTATGGCTATTGGAAGTCTTGTTTCTAGAATTTTAGCCATTATCTTCTACCATTTACTTTGAGGTCCATACGAGTAGCTCCAACTCTAAAACCAACTCCTAATCTTGCTCCTAGACTATTATCATCGTCAGACTCAATCCTAAGTGCTGCTTGTCTGGCCCTAAGTCTAGTATCTATTTTTGTAGTAGTTGCTGTGCAAGTGTTTGTCGAGTCGGTAGCTAAGCTTTCGCCTGGATAGTTTCTTTGTTTCAATACAAAGTTAATTGTCTGGCCTGAACCACCGTCGCCTGTAAATTTAACATCAGGAATAATTTTGTTAATTGATTGAAACTGCTCTCCGTTTCCTAATGCAAAGTCGCTGGATTCTATAAACACATTATCCATTGGAGAACCATCATCATCGTTACCTGTTTCATGATTATATAAATATCCTACATCGTTTGTGCTGTACGTAGCCATAGGAGTATTAAATATACCTTCGTCCAACCATGAGCTTCTTGTAAGTTGTCCTATGCTCCAGGCTCCATCCTCATAGTTATATACAACATACCTATTAATAACTTCAGAATCAGCTGAGCAATAAAACCATCCTACTTCATCAAACTCTTTGTTTACAAAACCAAATACCTGAAAAGCTTGTCCTTGGTTAAAATCGCTAAAGACATAATTTTGAACAGTACAAGAAATATCTTGAACAGCACCTGAATAAGTATAAAAACCTTTTTTATCCATCCAAAATATACCTTTGGGTGTATTGACAGCTCCATTTGGAGAAATTAATCCAACACCTTCATTAACTAAATTTATACCAAATGTAAAAGGTTGACCGATAAAAGACATTGAATACAAAGCGGTATCTGTCCAAATTAAAGTTTCTTGTCTTGCTCTAATAGCTCCGATAATTTGTGATCCTGCAGAAAGTCTAAAAGATCCTGCGGTATTGGTAGCTAAAGGTTCCCAAACGGCTGCGTTTTCTTGGTCGCTCCAAGCAACCAACATAGGGTCTAAAGCTCCTGATCGCGAGCTTCCTGATATTGGATCAGCGCCTAAACAAACAACGTGTCTATCAATGTCACTGACTAACACTTGCAAGGCTAAAGTAGGAGTTAAGTTTGCTCCTGACAGACTTGTTAAAGGTATTGCTCTAGTCGTTCCTAATGTAGCTGCGCTAGTGTCAAAATAATATATGCCACCTGCTCGTACATTCATGATTAGATCTTCACCAAAATTATCATGAGACCATAGACGTAATTGATTAGCACTTGTTAAGGCTGTTGTTGAGCCCCAAGTTCCTGCACCCCAAGTTCCTGCACCCCATCCTGAAGACTCTACATAAGTATCTAGTCCTACGTTAATTTGATACGCTCCTACAACAGAACTTCCGCCGTTACCACTATCACTACCGTTAGCTGTTACTGTTGCGCCAGAAGTATCTTTAGCTGTAATCGTATAAGTGTTTGTTCCTGTAACTAAAAGTATTTGGTATTCTTGATTCAAAACTGTAGCGGTTACAGTCCCACCTAAACTAGCAGCACCACTGAACGTGACAAAATCATCCGTTACTGCGCCATGGTTTGTGTCGGTAATTGTAATAGTTGAACTACCGTTAGTTGCTGCAAAGGTTACATCGCCTGCAGATGTGGTTTCTCGAAGAGGAGTAATATCATAAAAGTTATCTCCTTCTTTTATGTAATACTTCCATGTAGCACCTAAACCTAAATATCTTGTTAAAGATAGATCTACCCAAGCATGAAGAGCTCTAACTGTAGATTGATATGTGCTTAAAGTAGCCTTAGCCCATCCACCAATTTTTTCTGGAAGGCCTTTGCGAAATCGAACAAGATTAGCGTCAAACCATCCGCCATCATTAGAATAGTCTGTTCCTTCGCGATTTATTCCTGGTCGAAATATAAATTTTTCTAATGCCATCTTTCATTTATATTAATTTGTCTATACCTAAAGAAGCAGCTGTTAGGCCATACAAGCCCCACATAATATACTCAAGTCTTCTAAACTTAGCAGATCCTTCGTCTAATCTTTTCTCTATGTTTTCATAGCGAATAGCGCACTCTTTTTCATGTGTGCTAATTTGATGTATTGCGTCTTTAGCTGTAGCCATTATTTTTTCTTTTTAGGTCTTCCTCTTTTTTTCTTTTTTACTTGTACTGTTGTGTAAGCTTCATTAACGTCAGGAGTAGATTTATCATCTGCAACAAACTTCCCTTCGTCTGTTCTAGCTCTTACAGTTTCTTCTTCAACACCTCTGACTTTTAGCCAAAAGTTTTTCATAGTGTCGTAGTACGTTTTTGGAAGCCAGTTCATTATTGCACCTCTTCAGGTTCTTCTATCACTTCTAAAGTACTTTGATAACCAACTAAAGCTGTAACTCTAATATCTAATTGATATTGTAGTTGAGCCATTTGCTCTCTAAGATTTTGAATCTCTTGTTGCAAAGTTTCTGTATAAGCAATTCTTTGTTGTAATTGAGGGTCTACAGGTTGTTCTGTAGTTTCAGTTGTTACTTCTTCAGTCATTTTTTATCCTTATGAATTAGCTGATATATAAGCTTTACCCGTTGTAACTCCGCCACTACAAGTAGTTTTTTTACTTGAAGACGAGCCTACTACGTTAGGTGTATCATCTGCTGCGTCAACAGGTTCATAAGCTAAGATAGTTTCTAAGTGGTCAACATTACGTTGTACCATTTCATTTATCTCGGCTTGTGTCATAGTTGTTGTATCAGCTTCTGCTGAACCACCAACATACGTTGATTTTTTACCATTCGTATTGATGTCGTTGATAAGCGTTACGCTATCTGTTGCTGCTGTTAGCACTTCTGCTACTGTTTGAGCCATATTATTCTCCGTTTAATTATCCTTCTAACGCTGCAACTCTAGTAGTTAAAGCATCTATTTTATTATCAGCTTCTTGCAAAGCTTTAACTAGAATTGGTATAAGTTCACCATCTGCTAATGCTTGTGTTCCATCAGCCATAGTATTCCAAAGGTTAAAACTATCAGATGCAACACTATTACTATCCATTACAGATTTTACTTCTTGTGCTATAAAACCATGCCTTAAAGCATTTGTTCCATTTACTCTATCTTCATTACCATCTTCGTAGTAATCACTTAATTCAGAAGGAACATCTTTTTTCTTTTTCCAATTATAAGTAACTGGTCTTAAAGCATTTACAAACCCTAGTCCTAAAGCGTGGTCTGCTACATTTTCTTTTAGTCTTGAATCAGAAGTGCCTGACCAAGATGTGTTCCCCATTACTATATAAGTTCTGTTATTGTTATATCCGAAAGTTAATTGTCCATCTGAATTTGACGCACCTACGGAGTTGTAACCAATGACAGTATTTAAATGTACATCAGATGAAGCCGTACTAACTTTAGCACCAATAAGTGTATTAAAACCACCTGTTGTAAGTTCTGTATTTGCAACACCAGTTTCAAGCCCTATAATAGTATTTTCTTCACCAGTTGTAATAAGTTGAGCCGATTGTTTACCAACAGATGTGTTACCGAAACCTGTAGTGTTTCCCCCTAAAGCATCCCTTCCAACAGCTGTGTTGTTTGAAGCTGTAGTGTTTGCGTCTAAAGCATTTCCTCCTATTGCTATATTGTTTTCACCTGTGGTGTTTACTAATAAAGCATCTTTACCAACTGCTGTGTTGTTAGAAGCAGTTGTATTGTTAGCTAAAGCATTATCACCTAATCCAGTATTATTAAGTCCAGTTGTATTATCGGTTAAAGAACCTCTACCAAAAGCAGCGTTGTTGTTTCCTGTTGTGTTTGCATCTAAAGAGGCTTGTCCTACTGCTGTGTTTTCTGTTCCTGTAGTGTTTTTATATAATGTGTTTGCACCAACGGCTGTGTTGTTAGACGCTGTGGTGTTTTTTTCTAAAGTTTGATGCCCAAGTCCTGTATTTGAAGCACCCGTTGTATTAACACCTAAACTTCCATAACCAACTGCTACGTTATTAGATGCTGTAGTATTGGCATCTAAAGCAGCATATCCAACCGCTACGTTATTAGCACCTGTAGTGTTTGTATAGAGGGCTGTATAGCCAAGTGCAGTATTATTAGCTCCTGTTGTAGTGTTACCCATAGCATAATAACCTAGACCAGTATTACCTCCTGCTGTTGTTATATCTTCACCTACCTTATATCCAATTGCTGTGTTTGTTCCTGCAGTAGTGCTTGATGCTAAAGCTGATGTACCAACGGCTACGTTGTATCCTCCTGTAGTACTTGTTCCTAAAGCAAAATCTCCTAGTGCTACGTTGTTTGAGCCTGTGGTAAGTTGATATGCTGCTGCATATCCAATCCCTGTGTTTTGTTGTCCTGTTGTTACAGCAGCAAGAGCATAAGCACCAAAAGCTGCGTTTGATGCCCCCGAGGTGTTAGCTGTTAAAGCATTGTAACCAACTGCTGTTAGTTCATTTGCTGTTGTAACTGCATCTAAGGCTAAAGAACCAACTGCTACGTGCTTAGCTCCTGTAGTGTTTGCTAATAAAGCTTGATAACCTACCGCAGTATTAAAATCCGCAGTAGTATTTGCTTGTAGTGTTTGTTGACCAAAACCAGCATTATTTGAACCTGTAGTGTTAGATAGTAAAGCATTAACACCAAATGCTGCATTAGATTGTCCAGTAGTATTAGTTGTTAAAGAATCATTACCCACAGCAGTATTAAAACCACCTGTTGTAGTAGCTAACATAGAATCTTTTCCAACTGCTGTATTAGCCGTACCTGTAGTGTTTGATTTTAAAGAAAGATAACCGACTGCTGTATTATCATCCGCAGTTGTATTAGCTGTTAAGGCAGCATAACCAAGACCAGTATTAGCATCACCAGTTGTATTAGCATCTAAAGTTCCTTTACCGAAAGCAGCGTTATAAGTTCCTGTAGTATTTAAAAGTAAAGCATCTTTACCTACTGCGGTGTTTACTGACCCAGTAGTGTTTGCTCCAAGTGCTGCATTTCCGACAGCAGTATTGTCTATTCCAGTAGTGTTTGCATCTAACGCTGTTGTTCCGACAGCAGTATTGTTACTACCTGTGCTGTTTGAAGCTAAAGCATTATAACCTAGACCTGTATTACTACTTCCAGTAGTTACCACATCTAAAGCTAGTGCTCCAAGACCTGTATTGTATGAACCTGTTGTTAGATCGTTAAGGCTTCTAAAACCTACAGTAGTGTTATAGTCTCCAGTAGTCAACGCTGCAAGAACATCTACACCTACACCTGTATTATAGTTAGCAGCATCAATAGTTCCTGTAGCATTATCACCAATCATTATGGAGGATGTGCCAAATGCTTTTGAGGTTATATCATTTATAGCACCAACACTTAAACTAGCAAAAGCATCTGTTACCGCTGCTCCACTACCAGCACCATCTAGATAAACTGCTTTTACATTCCCTGGAGCAATCGTTACGTTAGCTCCAGAACCTTGTGAAATTATTATGTTTTGAGAACCGCTTGTCCCGTTCTCTATAAATTGCATCCTATTTATTGTGTTAGGTGCAATCGTAATCGTACAGGCTGAATCTAATGTGCCTGTATATTTAACATACATAGCCCTTACTGGGTCTGTAGCTCCGTCTGCTACTGTAGATGTATGCGTATCTGCGTTGGTTGTTATGCCTTCTGTTCCAAAGCCTAAAGCTTCACCAATCAACTCTAAATTTGTATTTGTGACTGTACCCCAACTTCCTGACGCATCACCTGTCGCCATTTCATTAAGTCTTAGATCGTTTACGTATGTACTTGCCATAATTTATGTCTCCGCTTTGATTATATTACCTTTTTGTTGCATAGTTAAGCAACTTCTTCCCATCCAGGAGTTTGTGTATCTGACACTGCGCTCCAGGTTGGAGATTGACTATCACTCACTCCTGTCCAGCTTGGATCTTGTGTATCGTCTACAGGGCCCCAAACTAATATTTGACTAATTGCTCCTGTAGCTGCTACCCCTGTTAAAGACACAATTCCTTGCGCATTTATTACTACTGTTCCTATCGCTCCTGTTCCTGCAACACCAGTGATACTAAATACGTTATCTGTAACTGTACTTACACTTCCTAAAGCCGTAGTAGCTGCTACTCCTGTTGGGGATACGTTAGCGTCACACGTTACAGTTTCATCGCCTAAAGATATTGTAGAAGCAGCACCCGAAACACCTGTTATTGCAGCTCCTGCGGTAATTACAGTGCCTAAAGCAGTAGTACCTACTACACCTGTTTCTGCTACATTTGCATCTGCTCGTGTGGTTAATGAACCTAGTCCACTTGTTGCTGTTAAACCTGTTTCGGTTACATTAGCAGCTCCCGTAGCTGTTAAAGATCCTAAACCAGAAGTAGCTGCGACCCCAGTCACAGAAGTATTTGCAATACCTGTAGCTGTTAGAGATCCTATTCCTCCTGTTCCAGCTAAACCTGTTTCGGCTACATTAGCAGCTCCCGTAGCTATTAATGAGCCTATTCCTCCTGTACCATTAACGCCTGTTTCAGAAACGTTTGCGGCGGCGGCTATAGTAAGAGAGCCTAAACCACCTGTTCCAGCAACACCTGTTTCGGCTACATTAGCTTGCCCTGTTACCGTTAAACTGCCTAACGCAGAAGTGCCCGCTAACCCTGTTATTACAACAGGATCTTCTTCACTCCAAGCCCCAGAACCCCAGGTTCCGCGACCCCAGCCCGTTACGTTAGCCATAGGCTATTTTACGCTATTCTTATTACTGCGTTACTAGCGTCTGCTGCTGGGAACTGGATAGTAAAGCTTCCCGCAGTAGATGTTTTATCTCCACCAAAATCAAACACAGCTACAGCTGGATCACCTGAAGCAGTGTCGTTGTAAATCATACAACCTCTTGCAGTAATTGTTGCTGTTCCAAAAGTTAAATCAGCAAAATCAGTAAACGCTGTTGTTCCTGAAGATGTTGGGTTAATGTTGGTTAACGCAGCTCCACCTGAAGTATAGTTTGTTCCAGATGCTTGGTTTGTAGTTGTAAACGCTGTAGTAGCTGCAGTCATGGTTGCAGAACTTGTATATAACGCTAGTTTAAAACTATTACCACCTGAGGCAAGAAAGTTATGTTTTGCTTCTAATAGTTCTTTTTTAAAGCTAGTGCACATTGCTTGTGTTATCGCCATTATAGTCTCCTAATAATATTTGCTAGGTCTTTTTGACCTTGTTTTTCTAATTCATTACATATTGTACAAACGTGGTTTTTAATAGCCTCATTCATATAATAAGTAATAATATGTTTGCATGCTTCTCTAAAAGCATGTGCTTGTGCCCTAATGGGTGCAGGGGCCGTGTCGCTAATGGAAACTAATCTATTAGTAGCCATTTCTGCAACTTCTTCTACAGTGTGCCCTCTGTTATTCGTTGTAGTAACGCTAAGATTACCAACTTCTGTTTCTGAATCAAGTGAAAACATTAATATTCCTCTGGTTCAGGTGGTAGATCATTTCTGTCTATCATACCTATAAATTGTTTTTCTTCTTTTATTATATCAGACCATTTGCATACATTCATTCTACCTTTGTCTACATAAGTAATAACAGGGTCTTCTAGCCTATGATATCCATATAATTTTTCTTTTGTGGGAACATCTGTTTCAAGAAGATTAGACCTTGGTGCAATAGAAACTTCTATGTTGTTTTCCATACATTTAGCTAACCAAAACTCACAACAAGCTTTCCCTGACTCTGCGAAATGCATATTTGTTTTGTATGTAAAATCTACGCCAAAAACAGTTAAATGACCGACTTGATTCCATAATGCAAAAGCTATGGCATAAGCTACAGTATTATTAAAATAAGCACAGTTTAGATCTCCTACCAAAGGACCTAACGGGTACTCCTCAGCAGCGGGAACTCGTTTGTCTAATTCACAGGTGTATATTGGATATTTTATTTGTGGAAGATACTTCCGCATTATTTGAGTCATGCTTCCCGCATCTTCGGTGTCTAGAAATCTAGACATAGGATCTAGAATAAAAGCTCTATCTACTTCAGGTAAAACACTGACCATAGCATTTATAGCCCATATTTCATCGAAAGCTAAGCTGTGTGTCCTGGACAAATGATAATCTATCTGGCTTTGACCCATTGCTACAAGCGCAATGTTTTTACCTTTTAACTGTGGAAGTGGTTCTTCCAACATTAGTTAGTAGGAATACGTACTTGATCGTACCTATACTGACTCTGTGTTCCTGCTCCTTCTGCGGTGTTCTTTAATCTAGCCAAAGCATTTTCAAATCTTTGGTCGTATCCAGCTATTTCTGTTGGATCCATTTTTAAAAATACAGCTGCTTCTGTTAAACATCCATATAGTAAAGCTATAGGTGCATTGGTTGATAGCCAAGTTGATCCACTGTCTCCAGCTGCAGTTAACGATGCAGGCCTATAAAAATAATGTAGCTCAAATGTATAGTTGCTGTCAGGAGTAGGAGCGATAATAAAACTATCACTATCAAACTCTGCATAATACTTTGGTCTACCTGTGACAGAACCTGTTGTTGCAGGTTTGTAAGATCTCATAAAACTAACTTGTTTTAAATTTAAAAAATAATACGTGTCGCTGTCTATAACAGATAAACTAAAGGGGGCTAAAAAATCTGTAGGCATTCCTAAATAAGGAGTCCCTGATGTAGCTGTTCCAGTTACGTTTCTTTTAAAATTATCTAGCCAAACACCTTTTAAAATTCTTTCTTCGGCCTGCTCAATAATTATGTTTAGATTATTAACAAATGTAGTCTCAGAACTATCAACGTAGTCCTGTATTGCTGTTTTTAATTCGCTATATGTAAATCCTGCCATTATACTGGTCCTGCTGTTACTGTATCTCCGCCACCTGTTATGTCTCCTATAGTAGCGGTTCCTGTAGATGTAAACTTATATTCATTTGCATCTACTACAGTTATTGTATATCCACTTGCTGCTTCAAGTACAGTAGTAGTAACACCATCAACAGCTTCTGTAGCTCTAAATCTTACTGTGTCTCCAGTTGTTCTTCCGTGTTTAAATTCTGTAACAGATATAACTGTATTAACTCCTGCGCTACCTGTTCTAAACGGATTTAAAGGTAATAGTGTTTGTGCAGGTCCAACCGTGCAGTCTACTCCGCCTCCTCTAGCTCCTGCTGTTCCTGTTCCAGAACTCGCTGTAAACGTGTACGTATTGTTATTGTAATTAAGAATATTTGTTGTGGTGTTAGCTGTAACTGTAATCGCATACCCATCAGGGTCTTCTATAACGCTAGTTGTAAATCCATCAAACGCATCTACATTTCTAAATCTAACTTTGTCTCCTGTGCTTCTTCCATGGTTGTCTTCAAACACAGTTATAACTGCACTACCTTGTGTAGTAAGAAAAGGATTATTTACAAGAAGACTTTGTGAAGCAGGTTCTGTTCTATCAGGTCTTGGATTTAATAAAGCTTGAGGATCCGCTCCTACAGGGGGAGCTTCTAGTTGTGGCTGTTTCGGATCAAAACATTCTGGGCATGTTTTAAATCCGTCCCATTGTTCTTGTAATTGATGCAAGCGATAACGTTGTCCGCAAGTATCGCAGATTCCATAAGCTCGTTTACCTGATGCAAATGCCATATCATATTATAAGTCTAGGAGGTAAGAATTTAGAGCTTACCGAATCTATATCTTCGCTTGCTGCTCTGTCCCATTCTTCGTCATAAACTGATTTTAAAAGTTGTATCCTATCAGGAGCTCTTTTCATAGCTATGTAATATGCAAGACCTGCTGTCATACAAGGTATGAATCTAAACACAGCTTCCATATTATTAGTGTAGTCTCCTACGTCTTGCATTCTAGTTAAAGCGTAATATTTAATTACATCTGTAGAGTTTTCGGGAGTAGGGTAAAGATATACTTTTGGTGTTATATGCCTTTCTAAAAAGAATTGAGTAGGTCTAGCTTGATCTGTTTTGTTAGGGGTATAGAGGTAGTCAGACCGACTTAATCTAGACATTTGAAAATCTGTATTGTCACGAGTCATAACTGCAGAAGTAATATCTACAACATCAGTGCCTAAACTGTACTCATTAGTACCTTGGGTAACTGTAAAAGATTGTTCAGTTATAAGCCACTGATTAAGGCCTCTGTTAGCCCATTCCGCTATCATAATATTAAGCGAACGACGAGCGGTCTCTAAATCGTAACCTGTACGAAGTTCAAGACCGCATCTTTCGTATGCTTCTTCTATTAATTCATCAACGCTAAGGTTGAATGAAGTAGTTCCTGAGGTAGCCATTACTAGCCACCATACTTTTTCTTAGGCTTCTTAACTGTACCACCGTACTCATAGCCCATGACTTCACCGCCGCCCATATAGCCTTTGGTTTTTTTGCCTTGAGCATAATTTTGAGTTTTCTTAAACATATCTAATCCTTAGTTATAGTATGCAACAAAGAAGTCGCAGTTAGTTAAAGCTACATAAGCTCCTTCTGTAAAACGACAACCCATGCCTGGTATGTAGTGATCGAAAGATTCGTTCGCTGCAGATCCAAACTTAAATTGAGCTATTATTCTAGTGCCACTAGCACTTGATCCATCATATATGATGATCTGTGCATCAGCAGCGCTAGTCTGAGCTTGTACGGATTGTATTCTTAGTGAGCCTAAGTTAGTAGCACTTCCAGCGCCAGAAGCTCCAATAAAACCTTGGAGCCTTCCTGAGCTAGTTAAAGGAACGGATGCTTTTACATCTGAACTCATATTAGTCTCCTATTAAGCGTCAGCAAATGGTGTTACTAAAGTTCCTGAACCTAAAATGATACCTTCAACTGCATATTTTGCAGAAGCCATTGCAGTAACTTTTACGATACTACCAGCTAGTCCACCTTTAGTTGATCCATTCATAGTGATTACATCATTAGAGGCAGCGGATATAAATGTCTTACCTGTAGCGTTAGTTACGCCAGTGTAAAGGCCACCTACAAACTTATCTGTTCCATCCGTCAATATATCCATATCAGTAGCAGCTGTTTCTACAATAAAGTAGAAAGTTGCACCGATGTTATTGGCTTGGTTTGGATCAGTAGAGTCACTTGGAGTAGTCGCTACAATTGAAGGTAAAGTAAATTTACCATCCGCATCGTTAGTAGTTAATACTTTCCCTGCGTGTGCGGCTACTGTAAGCGTAGTGTCAGCTGTTAAGCTAACAAACGACGTACTACCTGCTGATATAAATCCAGCCAATGATCTGACTGGTCCTGAAAATGTTGATTTAGCCATGTTTTTTCTCCTAACTAAATATGTTACACCATCTTGGAGTAAGTCTGCCGAGTCAGTTGGTATAACAAATTATCTCGGTATGAGATTATCGTATCAGAAAAAAATAGAAATGTGTAGAAAAGATAAAGTTGCTGGGTTGAGTAAGAAACCCCCAGCAGGGTTCCATTAAACTAATCGAGTGTTATGCTCCTGGGCTACCGAAGACGCAACGCGGATCCGAAAATCCGAAGCTGTATCTTTCTCTAGCTTTGTACCTAACATTACCCGTGTCGAAATCCGCTTCCATTGAAGTTCTGATTGGTGAACGATTAAACATTTTAAATCCGTTCGGTGCATCAGTCTTAATGAAAAAAGCATCGGTGTCAGTTAGATAATGATTAACAGTGTAACCTTCTGGGACCATGCCCATGTTACGCATTGCGTTAATGTCATTATCTGACGTTCCAACTCTGCCTGGAGTTTCCAACAATCTATCAGCTACGAATTGTAGTTCTTTAGGAATGATTAATTTCGTTCCTTGAAGAGCTACTTTCAAACCACGTTCGTCAGTGAAAGCTGCAATATCAATTAATGCTTGTTCAAGTGAAGTTTCACTTAGGTCAGCAGATGTTGAAAGTTCGTTGCTCAAATTTGGACCGCCCACAGTTGGGTGATCTGTTGCGCAAAGTTCTTTCCCATCGCCGCCAGCGAAACTTGAATTGAATGCATTATTCAATACAGCTGCTGCCTTGACTTGCTTAGTGTTTGACATACTTCTTGCAAGCGCACGAGTGTACCTGGCCGACAATCTGTCGTATAGGTTATCCTCTACCGCTTCTTCTGTAATACTAAACGCTAATGCTATGGTTTCGTGGGTGTAACGTGACGTGAATGCCTCTTGGGCTGAATCAAACGCTACGCCTGCTCCTTCTGATTTAACGGGTGCTTGGTCAAATCCTGTTAACATTACTTCTTCTTCAAAAGCACGATCGGAGTTTTCAACGTCAAAAATTTCTTCATGTTCGTTTTCATATCTATCATACTCAAGACCAAATAATGCATTCAGACCTGGAAGTAACTCTTTGACTAATTGTCCTCTGGAAATTGCCATCTAAATTACTCCTTATGTTCCTGCAACAGGACCTCTATAAGCATGTTCATTAATGAGAACAACTAAGTTCGCATTATCGCTTGAAAGGTCTCCGTTTTTATCATCTTGAACTACGCCCACAACTTTAAGCTGAAGTGCTTGGGTTGTTGCTAGTGTACTAGAGTCAAGCTCACGAGTAGCTACGCCAGTTGTCGTACTACCACCTATCCCATCAGTATCTGCATTTCTGCCAATAGCTGCCTGAGCCGAAGCACCATCCGCTTGTACAATAAACAATTGGTTAGGGTCGTCATAGATATAAACTTCTATGTCTCCGCCGCCAAGTGCCGTTGTAGATGCTGGATAGTAATTCTTAAAGGTAGGAGTTCCGTCAGTAGCTGTATAAAAAACATGCGATAAAACACCTACGTTATTAGCAGAACCAGCTGCTGATCTTTCGATGTATCCTCCATTAAATATAGTTAAGTCACCTTGAAAGATGCTTGTACCATATCCTGATGGATTGATGTTATATTTATTAGCTTCCTGAACGGCTGAACCGACATTGAGGCCTTTATAGGGTCTTAACCCAAAGGCTTTGTCTACATTTGCCATATTCTTTCTCTAATTTACAAGAATTATTATAAAGAACTCTTAGTTACTTGAACCTTGAGTTCCACCTATTGTTACGCGAGACTGTCTGTCTGGTCTATTAATAGACATGCTAGGGTGCGTACCATCTTTCATCATATCGTTATCTACAGCATCCATCTGGCTTTGCGTTTTACTCGCAAAGTGTTCAGATCTTTCCTGTACAGTTTCGATAGGCATTCTACATAGTATTAACCCACCAACACCAATCACTCCTGCAAATTTACCATCATCAATTGTGGGAGATTCGAAGTCAGGATATTCGTCTGCTCTCACAGGCTCCCATCCTTCTCTCATTTTGGCCACGACGTTCTTACGATCGTCTTGTCCTCTGAGTTCTAATCTCACCCAACGATGAACGTATCCTTCGGGGGGTGTAGGTGCGTCTAAAGCAGACGGGGGAGCCCAAGGTCTTCTTGCCACTTTTGTGTCGCGAGTTTGGGCTTCGCGTGGTTGACGATTTTCGTCTTTTCTTTCATTTTTGTCAGTCATTTATATTGCTCCACGTTATTCAACATATTTTGCGTACTCTTCTAAAGGCACACCTAATTTATTTGCTATTGCAACTTGAGAGGGTGTGAGTCTCACAGTCTTGCGCCCTGTTTTTGCACTTCGCTTCGCTGGTGCAACCGTCTGAGCGGGTTGGCTCGTTTGAATTTCTTCATTAAATTTATGAGGAAACTCTTTTCGAATCCTATTATTAATCTCATCATAGTATTCATTGCTTGCTGGGTCAAACCCTTCATTCAACAAATCCTCGTGAAAAGCAAAGGAGGTCATAGTCATAGCTTTATCATTTCCGAACCAAGGATT